TAACAAATCTCTGACCTTGTTTAATTGAGTGTCTGGCACAAGAAGTAATTGCCTCAGCGATATTTGTATTAAAATATCTTGAATAAGGAACAGCAAGGATTCCAAATACAGCATTTAACCAAATTTTCAAAGCCCATTGAAGTGAGAATAACTCCTGTGCTTTTTCAAGCATTTTATCCTTTTCAGGACTATCTGACATTTCTGACGCATCGTCTCTCATTTTCCTCATTCTATCTTTGACTTCTTTTCTCTTGAAGAAAACGTTTCTTTCTACTTCAGCAATGACTCCAGTTTCTGTTGTTGTGAATATAGAACCACATGGTGCAATAGCTAGAAGTCCTTTTTTGACGGCCATGTTAAATTTATTTAATTTTATACCATCAAAAGATATAATTCCTTTGTCTTCTTTGAACATATCGAATTTTGGAAACTCTCTATTTTTAGTATAATATATAACATCTTGCTCTCTTATGCCAAGTATTCTACCATAGTAAGTTTCGATGCTCATGTTTAGAGCTATTATGTCTGATGGATAAGATGAAGTAATATCAAAATCAACCACCCACTCGTGAAGTCCTTCTTGTGGTTGTTTAACATAAGCGGCTTCGAATGTTTCCTGGGTACCACCAGCGAAATGAGGGGCACACAAATTATTTCTCCTATAGTGAGTCAACAAAGCTCCCTCAATTAGCTGAGTCATGGCATTATAATATTTCGCTGGGGCCTTTGATAGTAATGATAAAGATTGAATAAGTTTTAAATATCCCAACTTATCTTCTAACTCATTAACTCTTATGCAGTCAATCGCATTGTATTCAGTAAATGAATCCCAATCGTTTACATACCAATCAATAAAACTAGAAAATTTATTTTGAAGTTTACCTACACCGAGTTCTGTTTCAGATACATATTGAAGAGTGTAGTTTTCAAGATTTTTTGGAGTATACCATCTATATACATTGTAGTAATCAAGAATACAAACGCCGGCAATATCTATGTTTATCTCTTCACTATGTTTTTGTTTCCATGTTTTAACCACACCAATCGGTGACATTAAGTTATGTGGTGAGGCTTCTCCAAATAAATTTTTAGACCTATTAATAAGATATGGTAAATCGAAATTCCATATATTCCAACCACTTAAAACATCACATGGGTATTTGTGCATGTATGTGAATAACTTACGTAGTAAATCTTGTTCTGTTTCACAGTACACAAATATTATGTTCTCCATTTTACCAGTATAGTGTTTTGTTCCAAACGTAATAGTTTTGTGGTTCTTGCTATTTCTTAATGAAGCAAGTACTATTGGGTCTTTTGGATCGAGTGCATCTGGAAATCCTTTGTCTGGTATTACTTCAATATCTATATAATATACTGTCATGTTTGGTACTGACATTTCATCATCTGGAATATCATAGTATCTTTCAGATAAAAATTGTACATCTGGTCTTACTTTATTTTCATATACATTAGAACTTTCTTTTTGAAAAGCATAGTACTCATAATAATTTCTAAATTCTTTTTTAATTACTGGTGCCCCATCTATTGTGTTAGCTTCGTGAGATCGTCCTCTAGCTGGCACAAATACATAAGGAACCCAATTTATTTTTGTATATAAATCTTCTCCATTGTATTGTTCCCATAAATGAATGGTAGAATTTCTTGTATCGTAATATGAATTTTTAAAAATTTTTCCTTCCCCCGTTAATATTGATATGATCTTACGTCTTTAAATTTGGTAATACTGTCTTCTAGTAATTTTATTCCTGAATCCTTCTGGTATATACAATATGCTGGATGAACACTCATTACCGCATATATTTGATATAGTCCAATTGTTTCTATCCACCCATTATATTTTACTATACCTTCATAAGAACCATTTAAAGAACCTCTGGCATAATTCCCAAAAGCGATCATTTTTTCTGGACTGACTACTTTGATATATTTTCTTACCCATTGGTGACATTTTTGTATTTGATGTAATTTTGGTTTTCCATCATCAGGATAACCAACAAATGGCCTACAATTAACTGAATTTATTACTAAAAATTGCTCCTTTCTAAATCCTTGTTTTGCCATGGCAGTGCCAAGTATTTCTCCGGGCTTGCCTACAAATGGTTCATTTTCTTCTACTTCGTCTTTTCCCGGTGCTTCTCCTAAAGCACAAAATGTTGACATAGGTGTCCAGTATGGTTTTACACGGCCACCTGTATGCAGTTCGCAATCGGTACACTGGCTTATCATTCCATCCAATAACATCAGCATCCTCATTTGTTTATTACTTAGTAACTCCACCTGTTGAACCGAAGCCTCCTTTCCCTCTTGCTGTGTCACTTAACTCATCTACTTCTTCTATAACACATCTGATTATAGGACTTACTATTCCTTGAGCTATTCTATCACCAACATTAATAATAAAAGCAGTACCAGGATTGTGGTTTATCACCGGTATCATTATTTCACCACGGTAATCTTGATCTATGGTTCCTATTCCTATAGCGATATAGTTTGGATGTAATTTGGATAAACCACTTCTTTGTCTAATTGTAAGTTCTGTATTGGTAGGTATTTGGACAGATAGTCCTGTGGTTACCATACCACTTCCTTGTGGTTCTAATACAAATGAATTAGTTGAGTAAATATCAAATCCAACTGATCCTTCAGTCATATATTGTGGTATTATTGCATCATCAATTAACTTCTTAAATTTAATTGTATTACAATCATCACCTTTTCTTACACCACATTCTCCACAGTACTCATAATTATTAAATGACTTATTAAACTGTGTTGATTTCCAAACATGTTTTGTGCATTTCATTAATTTCTTCTTCCCCTTCCTCTTGTTGTATTTGCTTCTTCTCTGTGATTTGGTGGTGGTACTAAGTTTCTATCATCACCTGATTCCTGAGCATCTGCCGCCCACATGTCCAATTCAGTTGAGTCATACATTCTAAGACTTCTAGCATCATAATAAAGTCTGCCTATTTCACCTACTCTACCACCCAGTCTATTCTTGACTAACTTATAAAGAATTTCATTTGCATAAACCATGGCATCATCGTCCGTTCCTAATATTGCCATGAAATCTGCTGTGGCTGGAAGACCCAAACTTTCTGCTACATAAGTGAAGTCAAGTTCCTCAAACCCTACAAATGAACCTTCTCTATTTAACTGACTTACTGAAACAACTGGAATTTCAAATGCAAATGATAGCGCTCTCAATTCCTCAGCAATTCTTTTTACCGCTGAGTACATATTTCTTTCAACCTGATATGCTGTTTTCATCAAGTTTATGTAGTCAACATAAATTATTGATGGTTTGATTCCCCTTATCAATAACTCACGAAGATAAATTGTGAACTCTAATACAGAAGCATTACCAGTTGGGAATTGTTTTATGAATAATGATCCTCTATCTTCCAATGCTTTTATTTCAGCTAGCTTTCTTGTCAGATTATTTCTATAACCATTTGAAGCATACATTCTGTTTATATCAAGTCCACTGTATATCGCGTCAAATCTTTGTGCAAAAGCATCTTGTGCCATTTCTAAAGTCATAATGACTACATTGTGACCATGAAGTACTTGCCTGGCCGCGAAGTTTGCCATTGTATTCGATTTGAACCCATGAATCCTAGCTGTCAATACAGACAAGGTAAATGGTGTGAACCCACCATTTATATACTCATCAAACTGTGGATAATAGGTTGGCATTCTAATATTAGATGCGGTGAAAATTCTAGTTAACCTATCACCAAGATCACCAAAGTAGTCAAGACCTAAGTCAATCTTAATATCTTTGGTTAGAGCTCTTTCTATTTTTTCCCTTATTTCAGGACGTCTTTCTACATCCTCTACAATTTCAACTGATTCTATAATAGCATTCTTGACTGCCTGTTCTTTTAAGTAGTTGTTTGTCTGGTCAATTAAGTGCTCATAGTTTCTTGCTATATCATAATCAATTGTATCAATATCATCAAAAATTTCTCTTATATCTGTCTGTTCAAAATCATCTGGTAAAGAGTTAATAACTGTATCTCTTTGTGGGACTTCTCCATACTCATTTACATAATCCCTACAAAATTTAAAAATATGACTTACTG